TCATCCTCATCACCTCAGCTAGCCCACGACGTACTAGAAGTTTTAAGATCATTAGGTATTCTTTGTTCTATTACCAAAAGAAAAACTTCTAAACTAGATAATTATCGAATTTACATTCTTACTTCCGAACCCATTTTTAAATTAAAAAGAAAATTAGAAAGATTAAGGAGTAAGAATACGCACGTAAAAACTGCTATAACATCTATAGAACCCAGCTTTGTAGATTATGCTACTTGTATAGAAGTAGATAATGAAAATAAACTGTTTCTAACTACAGATTATGTACCTACACATAACTCTTATTCAGTTGGTGTAGGCATGGCTTTAAAAGAATGGTTGTTAGACGGAGCAACTGTTTATAATAAGGAAACAATTGAAAATCCAGCAGCAGTAGATATAACTGTCGGAGCAGAAGATTCTCAAAAGTCAACTCTCATGTTAACAAAAATGAGAATGGCTCTTGAACGTCTTCCGGGTTCCAAAATTATAAATGGTAGACTATATCCTGCTCCATTAGCTAAACAATACCAAGGATCATGGATAGTTGGTAAACATATAATTGCTGAATACCAAAAGAAATATCCTGGTGGTTGGAAAACTGTTGGTTCTCAGTCAGTATTAAAGCACCGATCATTTAAAGACAATCCTTTTGCTGATCAGGGTGCCCGTAACCTTTTAATTGTTCTTGAGGAGATTGGCATGTTTAACGGGCTAAAAGAAGTATTCTATAATACTCGTGATAACCTTCAAGACGGTGATCGTAAGATTGGAACTCTATTCATGTTAGGTACAGGTGGTGATATGGAAGGAGGAACACTTGATGCTCAGGAAATGTTCTATTCTCCAGAAGCTTTCGATATTTTTTACATGAAAGATATCTGAGAAGAGAGAGGAAAGATTGGTTTATTTATTCCTGCATACATTGCTGTTAACAGTTTCAAAGATGAGAGAGGATTTACTGATGAAGTAAAAGCTAAGGAGTTCTGGTTACGTAAACGGGAGAAGGCTCGTACTTCTTCTAAAGGATCGGATGTGCTTAATAAGCTTATTCAGTATCGTCCGATTGTACCGTCGGAAATGTTCCTGTCTAAACAGTCTTCTGTATTTCCTTCAATTGAGCTTCAAAAAAGACTTAATGAAGTCTTAGATTTAAAGATATACGATCTACTTGAAAAACGAGTAGAGTTATATTTTGATCCGTCTTCTGTGTATAACGGAGTTAACTACGAAATCAAACACTCGTTAAAGCCTATTAATAAGCACCCGTGGAAAGACGACGACGTAGAAGGAGCAGTAGTCCTATATGAACTACCACATTTAGTAGACGACGTAGTTCCACATGGAGCATATATAATTGGCTGTGACCCGTTTAAGGCTAACACTGATGGTGGTAATTCTTTTGCTGCAATCTACGTTATGAAGACTACCAAGTATCCTTCTGTAGTTGGACATGATGAAATAGTTGCTACTTATGTTGGTAGACCATATTTAGGTATGCAGGAAGTATGTGAAATACTGTATAAGCTTTCTATGTTCTACGGTAACGCTAAAATTTACTTTGAGAACGCAGTTGGTAACATTAAAGATTATTTTGATAAGATACATCGATTAGATTTACTTGCTGCTCAGCCAACTTCAGTTCTAAATAGAAAAGCATCTTATAATACTGGCCCGTCAGTAGTGTATGGGTATCCGATGTCTAACGATAAAATTAAATGAGAAGCGTTACAATATGTACGTTCTTGACTACTTCAAGAAAGAGAAACAGTAAATGACATCACAAAACGTAATTTGGATTTAATAGTAGATCCATATTTGTTACAACAATTAATATCCTTTAATCTAGATGGTAACTTTGATGCTGTCATGGGATTTGTAGGTTGCATAATAGGTTTAGAAGAAACTCATGCAAAATCAAGAACACGAGCAGTAGAAGAACAGTACAACGAGTTAGACAAGCAGTTCATTAATTTAATAGTAAATAACAAAAATATATTTTTATAACATGAAAAATTTCCCTGTACAACGACTATCATACTCTGAAAAAATGAAGAATGATGGGCAATGGGTAAAAGATGTAGTAGACTCTCTTCTCATTCAAGATGTATCTGACCGAACTACTGTTGTAAATGAAGGTAGGAGAAATGACTATGATCGCATGCTTTCTAATTACCAACTGTTCAACAATCAGTTAAACCAGAAAGATTATGAACGAGAGTGTGAACCGTATGGATTAGAAGTTGGGCAATTTAAAGATGAGATTCAACCATATAATAAAACGTATAATAAGATTCAAGTATTGCTTGGAGAAGAGCAACGTCGTCCTATGAATCACAGGGCAGTTTTAGTTAACCCTGAAGGCATTAAATCTAAGCTTGCTTTTCACGATCATCTTAATAGACAATATGTTCTACAACAATTACAAAATACGATTGAGCAAGTACTTCCATTCTTCTCTCCAGAGCTAGTAGATTCATCTGCTCCCATCATGGACCCCAACGAAGTTTCTCGTTACATGAAGCTGAAGTACTCTGAAGCACGAGAAATTAAAGCTAATCGTTTACTTGAATACCTTACTAAGCAGCTTCGTATTGCTGAATATAAAAATGATGCGTATAAGCACGGATTGATTTCTGGTTTGGAAGTAGCATACGTAGGTATTCAGCATAATGAACCAGTAGTTGAAGTAGTAAATCCACTTGGATTCTTCTACCATAAATCTCCTGAAACTAAGTATATTCAGGATGGACTCTACGCTGGGTTCAGAACATTTATGACTTCTGGGGACATCCTTGATAAATTTGGAGAAGACTTAAAACCTGAGTGGATTAAGAAGATTGATCAATCTCGTCACGGTGGGTTTAGAAATTCTTCTGGTCACGAGTTTCCATACTATCATGGTTCTCAATATCTATCTGAATATCGTGATGGGCTATATGTAGAAGGTTCATATTCTGATTCAAATAACATTGATGATTGGTTGGTACAACATGTAGAATGGAGATCACAACGTAAAGTTGGATTCATTGATTTTACAAATGAATACGGAGACATAGAAACTGATATGGTTTCTGAAGACTTTGAAGTTCCGTCTTACGCTACTAAATCAGTAACTACAGAAAAGTTTGGAACTAAAGTTACCTACTATACTTGGACTACAGCAGATGGTAAGTCATTCTCTCTTAATTGGTCATGGATTCCAGAAGTATGGTCAGCCGTAAGAATTGGTGACGACATGTATACCCAAATGGGTCCAAAGGATGTTCAGTTCCGTTCTGTTTCCAACCCGTACAAAGTAAAATTAGGCTATCACGGAATCATTTATAATGCTATGAATGCTACTCCGGTATCACTCATGGATCGTATGAAACCGTTTCAGTATCTTTACTTTATCATAATGCACAAGTTGAAAAAGCTAATTGCTCAAGATAAAGGAAAGATCTTTCACTTGGATACTACAATGGTAGATCCGAAATTGGGTTGGGATAAAACTTTGTACTACTTAACCCAGATGAATATTGATTTCTACAATCCGCTTCAAAATGCGGATCAACCGGGTTGGGCTCAACGAGGAAAAGTAACTGGCTCTACAGATATGACTGTTCTTAATAACATTGCTAATTACGTAGATTTACTACGAGCAATTGATGAACAAATTTCTGATGTAGCTGGTGTTAATAGACAGCGTGAAGGACAAACTTCTTCTAACGAGGCGGTTACTAATGCTCAGGCAAATATTCAAATGTCTGCTATTATTACTGAACCGTACAACTATCTTCACGATAAAAATTGGGAGCAAGTACTTGAGTCTTTACTTCAAGCTACTCAAACGGCATATAAAGGAAGACATGTTGTTAAACAGTATATTCTTGATGATCTTTCTGTTTCTACTATCGAGATTTCTCCTGACGAATTAACTGACGCTGACTTAGGGATATTTATTTCTAATTCGTTTAAGGACGAGGCTCTCTTCCAAAAACTTGAAGGTCTTGCACAAGCTATGATTCAAAACGATAAAGCTAAGTTTTCAGACATGATTAAAATGCTGAATACTAATTCGCCCCAAGAACTTGAGTCACATATTATTGAGTCAGAAACTAAAGCTGAACAAATGATGCAGCAGCAATTCCAACAGCAGACTGAAGCAGCTCTTCAACAACAGAGAGAAGCTCAACAGTTTGAATTGGAGAAAATTAATCTTACAAATGAAGGTAAGATTCGTGTTGCAGAAATTCAATCTTTTGCTAGATTACAAGATCAGGATTCTGACAACGACGGTACTCCTGATCAATTAGAGATTGATAAATTCAAAGTTGAAGCAGCTTTAAAATCTAGAAAATTAGACCTTGAAGAGCTTAAAACTAAAGAGTCAATTCGTCAAAAAGATGAAGATTTAAAGATAAAAAAGCGTCAAAAAACAAAGTAAGGGCTATGAGCCCCCTAAACTAATTTGTTGAATATTATAAGAAACAACCAATAATAAAAGAAATTTGTAATGAATCTAGATGAAATAATTGATCTTGAAGAAGATGTTGTAATTCCTGACGAGGAAACAACTGAAGAAATAGAAGAGGTAGTTGATGATACATCTTCTGATGTAGACTCAGTAACTGATGAACCTGAAGACGTAATCGAGGAAGAACCTTTAAACGATGACGAACCTGAAGAAGATGAAACTGCTAAAGCGTACTTTGAATATTTAATTCAAAATGAAGTAATTGATGTACCAGAAGATTTTGAATTTGACGGTACAGCAGAAGGCATCAACAAAGCTCTTGAAATTACGAATGCTACAAAGCTTGATAAAGCTAGGCAAGAAATCTGGGAAAAACTTCCTGATGACTTTAAACCTCTTCTTGCTTACGGCTTAATGGGTGGAGATTCATTAGAATCCTACTTAAAAGCATACGCTCCAGCTGACGTAGAAGATGTTGATATATCTGATACGTTATCGCAACGAATGGTATTAACTCAATACTATAAAACTACGAATCCTAAATTCGATGATGCGCGTATTGAGAAAATGGTTGACAAACTTGAAGCCATTGGCGATTTAAAAGAAGAAGCTGAAGATGCCTTAGAATACATGCGGCAATTAAAAGAAGAGCAGAAAGCTGAATTTCTTCAACAGGCAGAGCAGCAAAAAGCTGCTGAAGCCCAAAGACTTCAAGAATATGTAGACAACATTAAGTCTGCTATTAAAGAATCAAAAGACTTCAATGAGCTTGAAAAGGGTTCTATTGAAGCAATGTTATTTAATCCTAATAGGGAAACATCGGAATTTGATGAAAAGATAAATTCCGCTTATAATAATCCTGAACACTTTGTGCAACTGGTTTCTATTTTTAGAGACTATGACCCGAAGAAAGGATTTACTTTTGATCGTCTTAAGAAGAAACTTAAGACTACAACAAACAAAACTTTCCAGGAATTAATCCAGGAAAAGACAAACACTAAATCTAAAGTTCAAGGTTCTTCAAGAAATATACATGAAGACTTTGACTTCGCTAAATTTACTAGCTAATTATGGCAACTCCACAATCAAGTTTTATTATACAAAAATACAACGGTTTTGGTGGCAGCTTTGTAGATTCTCAATACTTGGGAGCTGCATATAAAACTGGCAAACCCCACGTATTTGAAAATACTCTTGCAATGGTATTCTCTTCTGAGACTAACCTTTTCACGGGTAAACTTCTAACTGCTATGACTGGTGGTAAAGGCTCGATCGGTACCAAAGAAATTGATTCTGAAATCTACCGCTGGACCTTACAAGGAGCCGAGGAAAAGTACGCTCGTGTAGTAGAAAACCTTGAATCCTCTAATACTACTCCTGGTCTTAACGGCCTTCCCTTCCGCCTTAAATTGGATCTTAACTATTATCATTCTCCAGACGTACTCTTTGGTAAATACAACGAGTATCCTCTTGAAATCGTAGAAGGTCCTATCGCTGATGGTACAGGCTTTATTTATACTGTTCGTATCCAAGGTGACAATCCTTCCATGTTCCTTCCTGCTGATTCTCTTGAGATCGGTACTGAATACTGCAAGGTTTGGACAACTGTAGCTTCCGAGTTTAACGACGAAGGTGGTACTCAGCAGTATCCTGATTCCTTTAAACTGGAATCTCAAGTTGGTGCTTTTGCACAAGAACTTACCATCACCGATAAAGCATGGCGTGATGAAGGTAAAATTGCTATCGAATTCATGTACACTGTAGATGGCAAAACCAAAAAAGCTACCCGTTTCCTCGCAATGGCTGAAGCCAAAATGTGGGATGAGCTTTACAAATCTATGGAAGCTCAAATGGTATACGGTAAAAAACAAACTACCCAGGGTCCCAATGGTTACTGGAAAAAAACTGGTCCAGGTCTTCGTGAACAGCTCAAAGACAGCTGGCAAGAATATTATACTGGCCCTCTCTCTGTATCTGATCTTAAAGACTTCCTTCTTGACATCTACGTAACTCGTAAAGATGTTATGGATCGTCGTACAGTAGGTATGACTGGTACTCTTGGCAGCCAGTTGTGGCACGACGCCCTAGTTGCAATTTCTAACGGTTTCTTGACTGTTGATACTAACTTTATCAATAAAGTTGCTTCACCAGTTGAAACTCCACACCTTGCATACGGCGCACAATTTACTCGCTACAACGGTCCTCATGGTATTACTGTAGACCTGATGGTTAACCCGATTTACGATTCTCGTAAATACTGCCGTCAGATGCACCCCCAATATCCTAACCTTCCGATTGATTCTGCACGTATCACATTCCTTAACTTGGGTACAGTAGGTGCTGAGCGCAATCTTCAAATGTTGAAAGTTAAGGATACTTTCTACTGGGGCTATGTTCCTGGTAGCTGGACTCCGACTGGCCCCGTAAAAGGCGGTGCTGCTGGAGCACACAAAAACGGTTACACCATGTTTACTGGTGGTACCGCTGGTTTGTGGATGGTTGATCCTAGCCACCACGGTGAATTCATCTACGCAATTGAAGATTAATAAATAACAATGACTGA